TAATAAAGCAATGCAGATGTCGTCTAACTCGGGCAAGATGTCTTGCAACTGCGCATAAGTTGTGAAGGCTTGTGAGTCACCACGCAAACACAACAGCGTGATGTAGTCAGGCTTATATGGATGAAATGCTGTCTCGGTATGTAGGTCAAGATTGACTTTAGATGACGATGAGATCTGCGAGTACTCAGTCTTTGGATTAGGCACAACATTTTGTATCAGTCTGCCGTTTTGCTCTTGTTTGTATCCGACGGGGATACCAAAGTTCTTTGCATAATGAAACAAAGTTTCACGAGCAACACGGCAAGAGTACTCATCAATGTGTGGCGTGATTGGGGTTGCTGGGATTGTCCCAATTGGCAGATCTTTAAACAGGAAGATGGTCATGGGTTATATCGTGCTTGTCTACGCTCCTGCGGAGCAATACTAATACGGCGACTTAATTCTCGGGACAGCACTTGTGCACCACGTTCGCAACGTTCAAACACAGCGTCAACCATCTTGCGGTATGCACGAGAATTCAAATGCTCTTCTTGTTGCTCAATAACCTGAGGGTCAACATCTCGGCGTGCCTTAGCCAATGTCACTGTGTCACCTTTAGCGGTATCACTCCACTGACCGATTAAGCACTTAGCCTCAACGATCCGACAGTTGTTTGCTTGGCGCTCTTCGTTGATTTCTGCTTCAACCAATTCTGCTTTAGCGTAAGACACCCACGCCATGAACTCTCCGTAGAGAGCCATTAGTTCAGCGTCTGATAACTCGTCCAGATACTGGGGTACCTGTGGCATCTCCCCCGCTGGTCGTGGGGGCATCGTGAACTTCTGATTGAACTTCTCCCTTACTGAGGACTCGTCCTGTTGTGGTTTCGTTAGTGTCATCGGTTCGGGGCGCAGTATTGTTCGCATCGTTTTCCTTCCAGCATGTGTTTTTGTATGGGCATTGCTTGCATGTTTTATGTTCTGAGTCCGTTACCCACGCTGGACGCATGGGTGGGACTGAAGAATCTAGCGCCCGAACTACCGTTTCGCAAGCGCTTAGAATTGGGTCAACTAGTTCCTGTTGGAACTGGACCACAAACTCTTTTACTTCTTGTGTGGCTTTCCACTCGTAAATAAAGACCATGGTATGGATACCTGTGCAGTACATGTACAACATGGCTTGACGAACATGGGACTGGAACGGCTGGCGAATGCGCTTCCACATCTCATCAGGGTTACCTTCAGAATCTTTAAATATTTCATAATTCTCAAAACGGATGGTGCCAGCGCCTACGCTCTTGATCTCAATGAGAAATGGTTCTTCTTTACCATTGTTTACGATCCCGTCAGCATGTCCAAGGATATGAAACTGATCATTCGTTACAGGCACTTCACGGTAAATAGGACTATAGGTTCCACATGATGGGCACTTTTGTGGACTCAATCCCACCCATTTGTGGTTACAAATATCGCTCTTGCACTGCCACGTACCGTGGAGCACCCCTGCATCACGGAGCCAACCTTGCCACTTAGCGTGGATCGCATGACCTTCGGCAAAGACATTGAGTCGTTGGAATGCAACCTTCTCATCTTCTTTCTCGTAACCCTTGATGGTGTACCAAGATGAACGAGGGCACCAATCCTTCTTAGCGATTTCACTTGGGTGCAGATGTGCAGTATCTCGTGTAGAGGACAGACGTTCTTTGATTAACTGAGCCTGCACAATAGGAAGCACTTTGCCTTTGCTGGTGAGTGCTTTCTTATACTCCTGTAGGTGCCATGGTGTTTCAGTCATCGTTTATTCCACTCATCTCTAGAAAATCATCTTCAGTAAGTACCACATACCTACGATTGTTAAGGTCAAACTGAAGGACAGGGAGACGGTCTTCCAAGATCGCACGTTCAACTAACTCCGATAAGTCTTTGTGTTTGAGTGTTATTTGTTTGGTATTGGTGGTGAACTTGTTTTCAATCAAAATATCGGCAGTGCGTACGTCATTCTTACGCAACCAACCTGACCCTGATCCTGCATTACGACTTCCTCTGTAGGACTTAGCACTTCGCTGTTCCTGTTTCTTAGAAGTCTTGTTAATGGCTTTGCGGTCATCACCACCAAGAATCATTCAAGACCAAACTTTGTAAACACTTCTTTAGTAATCTTGTCTCGCAAGTCAGAATCTTCACGAACTGCTTGAAGCACACCATCCTTGCCTTGCCATTTCTGATCACCATATGAATAGTAAGCACCTGCACGAGTAATTAGGTCGTAAGCAATAGCGATGTTCACAACGTCCTTGGTGGTGTCAAAGTCACCACGGTTAAAACCTGTGGTCTCTGCAAAGTAGTAATCAACTACAGCAACCTGCTGTGGTCGGTATGTCTTGTTTTTCATGGTGCGAGCCTTGATGGTTTGACCTACAGTCTCATCCTTGGCTTTGATCCACTCGTCACGCTTTACTTCAACACGGCAGAAGTAATGGAAGTTCTTAGCCTTACCACCTGGAGTAGTGCGGTTGTCTCCCCACATCACACCAATCTTTTCACGCCACTGGTTAATCATGATGCCTGTGCATTGACGCTCATCATGGATAAGCGAACGCTTCTGTGACTTAGAGGACTTGCGGAAAAACTTACCTGTGAGACGAGCACCAAGACCTACGGTGAACTCTTCCATCATCTTTTCTGATTCATCACTTGGTACAAGCGCAGGTAATGAGTCAATCACAATCATGTCAACAGCACGGTTATCCAATGTTTTGATAACGAGGTCATACACCTGTTCCATGATGTTGGATTCAACAACCCACAAACGGTCAAGATCTACGCCAATACTCTTGGCGTAATCGGGGACATACTCTTCAGCCGCAATCCAAAGCGCTGTGAACTCTGGGTCAAGCGCTTGATTAGCCGCAATAGTTTTGTACGCAAGTGCAGTCTTACCCGAGGACTCTTCACCAATGATTTCGCTCCACTGGTTGGCAGGCCACCCACCACCAAGCATAAGATCATAAGCGAGAACACCTGTAGTGATGCGTGGCATTAATTCACGAACTTCACTGCCTTTGACGATGGCTCCATCGCCGTACTTCTTGTTCATCGCATTGATGATTGAATTGAGTGACTCGTAGTCAGGCATTTATACTCCCCAGTTTGATTGTTCGCCTTGTGAAAATCTGCCATTCCAACCACACGCATAACAACGTGGTGCTGGTTGTGCTCCATTGATCATACTATTTGCACCTCGCCCAGTGCGACTAAATACATAAATACTTCCGCATTCTGGGCAAGTGGAGTTGCCTTCTTTACGAGCCGCTTCACCACCTTTCCATAGACGGATTGCGTCACCCATGTTGATCTGTTCTGTAGCGCCACGTTCAGGATCTAACACATTTTGGTTTTGAACCTGCTGTTGTGGTTGCTGTGTTACAGGGAATTGCAACGCAGGTGATGTCGGAGGTGTTGTGTAAGTGCGAGCAGGGGTTGGTTTATCCCCTGCAATCTTTTTACTCCACCAGTCACTCATAGTCTTCGTCCTCCATTAGGCTGTCCAACATTATTAGAATCTTTTCTGACTCTGCAAGTTTGTTTGTCAGAGCCATCCCATAGATAGTTAATACGGCGATTATCTCTTCTTTGGGGGAGACTAGTTTATCTGTTTTCTCTAAGTATTCGGCAAACCATGTAGCACCTTCAAGAATTTCGTTATAAGCCTCGGTTGCTAAAAGTACCCCCCATCTAGACAAAATGTCTGCATGTTCTACTTCTCTTACATCTTCTGATGGTGGTGAGAAACCCATGATCTCGGCGTAATCCTGCCCGTCAGGGACAGACATCATTAGATAAAAGTTACGCCGATCAATGTCGTAGATCACTTAGCGTCTGCCCAGTTGTGCGCAACGTTACAAGACACTTTGAGGGGTACTCCGTGCAAGACGACACCGTCTCCCATGGCTTCAATAAAACGTGGCATGATGTCCTCCCAAGAGTCCTCTGGTACTGCGGTCACGATTTCGTCATGAACCTGTACCAACATCCTAGTATCAGTTCCTTGGAGGGCTTTTTCAATGTCAATCATGGCTATCTTGCAGATATCAGCCGCACTGCCTTGAACCACAGCGTTAATAGCCTGTCTCTCGGCTCTGGAGCGCTTCTCATCGTCTGTGGACTTAATATCGGGCAAACGGCGCCTACGACCTGTCAGGGTCTTTACATAGCCTTTGGCACGGGCTTGGGAGATGACGTGGCGCTTCCACTGAGTTAATCCTGAGAACTGCTCGTAGTAGCGGTTAATCATGTACTTGGCACGGTCTTCAGGGATACCTGTAGTGCGAGCCAGTTTCATGTAGCCACCGCCATATGCCGTAAGGAAGTTAACTCCCTTACCAATCTGACGCTCTTCACTAGTCACCTCTGATACATCTTTACCAAACAGCAGAGCCGCAGCACCTGCGTGAATGTCAATGTCATTGTTAAAGATGTGGATCAACTCAGGATCCTTAGAGAACATTGCCATCACTCGGAGTTCAATCTGGTCGTAGTCAGCCACCATCAAGGTGTACCCCTCAGGGGCAATGAAAAGACTACGGATACTGGACTCACGTGGGATGTTCTGTAAGTTTGGATTGGATGCAGACAAACGACCTGTGGCAGTTCGGTGCAGGTTGTATGACGGGTGTAACCGACCTTTAGACAACTTAGGTAACAACCCATCAACATATGTTGATTTAAGTTTCTGCGTTTCTGACCATTGCAACAACAGCGTCAAGGCTGGGTGTTTTGATTCCAAGCGTTTCAATGACTCTTCGTCAACTGATGGCGCTCCACCTTTTGTTTCTTTAAATGGTTTTAGTCCTAAACCACCTTCACGTTTCTTGTTGAACAAGAATGCCTGTTTGTGCTTAGTGGAGTCAGGGTTGAAACCAATAGGTGCGTAGTTAGACAACTCCAACAAGATGTCACGCATCTTTCCGTCTAACTCTTTACCTAATCTCTTGAGTTGGTGAGAGTCAACTGGGATACCTTCGTTCTCCATTTGCATAAGTACACGCAATACTTCGGAGTCCTGAATAACTACTCGCTTCAAGTCATCTTGATTCTTAAGAGCGTTCCATAGGCGTTCATAGAGCATCCATGTCCAGCGAGCATCAAGGTGTACATAACGAGCCGCTACGTCAAATGGCACCTCATCAATGATCTTGCCCAACTTACCTTCTCGGAAGTAAGCATCATGCTTACCGTAGTTGTGTTGAATAAGGTTCTCTAACGAATACGACATCATGTTCTCATCTAGCGCATGTTGTAATAACATCGTGTCTCTAAATGGTCCTGATGGCATGTCTTCGTAGTACTTACTGATTGAGCGAGCGTCAAACTTTACGTTGTGACCAACTTTGATGAGGTCACTAAAAAACAAAGGTTTCAATGTTTCAAAGACAAGTGAACGAGGCAGTTGTTCTGGAACTGGTCCATATTCGGCAGGGATGTGATAACGAGCCTTAGCGGTTGACTCTTGTCCGTTTTTAAGTACCTTACGGTAACCCTCAGGTGGAACAGTGGTACCGTCACCTACTTCTTCAGGTTTGATTACTACACCACGACTATGCCCCATTGGGATAGCCCATGAATGACCTTTGGTAGCAATGCCGATCCAAAACACTTCGTTGCGTAAAGGATCAAGCGCAAGCATCTTCTTATAATCGCCTTCTATCTTCTCTCGTGCTTTACGAGCGATATCTGGAGAGGCACTCTTTAGTTTTGCGACGTGCGCTTTCCATTCTTTTTCAATGTGTTCAAGAAGGTCGGGATGGCGAGAAAGGATTCCACGGGACTCAATGTCAAACGCAAAAGCCCCAACACTTTGGATAATGGAGATGATTTCATGTAATTCTTCAATGGTAGACACAACATGGGGCGCTTGGCGCCCCATGTCATTGCCTTTAATAGTTGTCACGGCTTAGTTGTCGTAGCCGAGTTCTTCTGATGCGATCTGCACCAAGTCACGCTTGGAAGGCACCTGAATGATGTCTTCGGTGTAAGCCGTTTCGGCAAACTCAGCGAGTTGGGCGCTAGTCAATGGAGCAAGACCCCATTCTTCAAGATCAGCCGCTTTGACCATCTGAAGCAAGGTGGACGATGTTGCGCCCTTACCTGTTCGTGAGATAGCCCAGTAGTGCT